CTTTCAAAATGAATAGACATACCATTTTTTGTAATTACAAGTATATCTTCTTCATTAATAAATTCAACATTAGCAATAGAATCCCCATCATTAATTTTGATTGCGGCGATGCCTGTGCTACGTTTTATTTTAGTATATTCATCAAGATAGGTTTTCTTCATTAATCCTTGTTTAGTAAAGAATACTACATATTTTGCTGTATTACTTCTAGCAAGAGAAGTAATAGCAATTACTTCATCATCTTGATCCATATTAATTAAAGTTCCAACATGAATACCTTTTGATGCATTTGTCCCAACTGGCACTTCATCTACAATAATTTTAAACATTTTTCCTTTTTTAGTAAATAAAAGTAAATTATCAATAGTATTAGTAGAAATTGTAGACATTATAATATCATCTTTTGTTTTAACACCTTTTCCATTTCTGCGTTGAACTTTAAAAGATTTTTTAGGAACTCTTTTAATATTACCAGTTTGAGAAAGTATTACAACACAATCTTCAGGAATTACTTCTTCAATTATTTTATCTTCTGGCTTAAATTCAATATGAGTTAATTCTGTGCGGCGATCATCTCCATATTTTTTAACCAAATTTGCAAGACGAGATTTGAGAATATCTTTTTGTCTATCTTCGCTAGATAAAATATTTTTTAAATTATTAATTTTATTTTTTAATTCTTTAGCTTCTTTTTCTAATTCAACTTTTTCAAGTTTTGCAAGAGAAGAAAGTCTCATGGCCAAAATTGCTTTAGCTTGATTTTCTGTGAATTGGTATTTCTTAATTAAATTTTCTTTTGCAGCGGTTGCATTTTCAGAGCCTTTAATTAATGCAATAATATTATCAATATCTTCAAGTGCCCGTAGTAAACCATTAACAATTTCAAGTCTATCAACAGCTTTATTTAAATCAAATTTGGTTTCTCTTATTATGCAATCAATATTATGATCAACATAAATTTTAATACAATCTTTAAGATTTAATTCAGTTGGCACCTTATCAACAAGAGCAACTTGATTATAGCTGAATGAATTTTGTAATTTTGTTTTTGCAAAAAGTTTATTTACAATACTTGCTGGATTTATACCTTTATTACATTCAATAACAATTCTAATGCCTTTTTTATTAGATTCGTCACGAATATTATCAATACCCTCAATTTCTTTTGCGTCTGAAACTTCACCAATTTCAGTCATTAATCCTTCAACAGATGTCCCATAAGGAATTTCTGTAAAAATAATTTTTTGCTTATCAATTTCATATTTACTACGAATTTTTACACTACCATGCCCAGTTCGTATAATCGCAGGAATATCTTTAGAATTAATAATAACTCCTCCCGTTGGAAAATCTGGACCAGGTAAAGTTGGTTCTTTTCCAGACAAATACTGATTAATCGCCGCAGCTACTTCACCAAGATTATGCGGTGCCCATGAACAAGCCATAGCAACACCAATCCCGCTATTGGGATTACAAAGAAGATTCGGAAAAATACTTGGTAATTCAATAGGTTCTTCTGTTGTTTCATCATAATTAGGAATGAAATCAACATTGTTTTTCTTTAAACCTTGAAGCATACCCTCTTCTGTTAACTTAGAAAGTCTTGCTTCTGTATAACGAGGTGCGGCAGGCCCGTCTCCCGCCTGATTTCCTACATTACCATGAAAATCAATGAGTGGATAACGCATTACCCAATTTTGTGCAAGACGAACTAATGCTCCATAAATAGAAGAATCTCCATGAGGATGATAAGAACCCATTACATCTCCAACAATTTTTGCACATTTTACATGGGGTTTATTACTAGTTCTTCCTCCTGCAAAAGCTCCATAAAGAATTCTTTTAGCAACTGGTTTAAGACCATCAGTAGCATTGGGTATCGCACGGTCTGAGTTGACTGATGCGGCGTATTCAATGAAGTTCGTACTTAATTCTTTTATTAAATCATTCTGCATTATTTATTACCTCATAATTTATTTCTAAAGGAGATCCCCAATCTTCTATTTCATAGTCATCTATAATTAATTCTAAATCTGATAAAATATCTTCTTCATCAATAAAATTCATAGGGTCTTTTTTTAATCTTTCAAATTCTTCTTCTGTAAGTTCTAAAATACCCTCTTTATGTCCATAACGGAGATGTCCTATAATATAATCCAATGGAATATCAAATTTAACTTTAATTTTTTTATTTTGCATTTAATTTCCTCCCACACATTGGACAATATGAAATCTACATTTTTACCCCACTATAATACCAATCTTCACATTCTATCCATAATCCATAATCATATGAATTTATTTTTATAAGACAATTTACTCTATCATATGGATTCTTTTTTCTATAATCTTCTTCATTTATAATATTGTTACAAAAATCACACATTATAAGTGGCCTCCTGAGAATGCTGTTGAATAAATCTTTTTCTTGGAAGGATTTGAGTTCCCATTAAATCATCAAATAATTTATCAGCTGCCGTAATATCTTCCACAGTTACTTGTTTAATAATTCGTTTATCTGGATCTACAAGAATTGAAGTCTCATCAGGCGACATTTCTCCTAGTCCTTTGAGTCGATTAACGAGATATTTCTTTCCTTTATGACCAACTCTATATTTCTCAAGCTCCGCATCGTCTTTCAGATAAATGTAAGTATCCTTACCTTCTGTAATTTTATAAAGAGGAGGGACCCCTGCATATACATATCCATCAAGAATTAATTGTGGACAAAATGTCCATATAAAAGTGTAAAATAGATTCTTAATATGACTTCCGTCAACATCCGCATCAGACTCGATTATGATCTTCCCATAACGAAGATCTTCTTTATTATAAGTTAACTTCATAGTTTTCATGTCAACAGTAAGACCAAATGCATCAATCATTGTCATAATTTCAGCATTTTTCTGAATTTTATCAAGACTTGCTTTTCTTACATTAAGAATCTTACCGCGGACAGGCATGACCGCAACAAATTCATTATTACGAGCTAGCTTTAAATTGCCTGAAGCCGAATCACCCTCTGTTACATATATTTCACACTTCATACGATCTTTAGACCAGCAATCCGCAAGTTTACTATCAAATTTAAGAGCTTTTTGTTTCTTTTTATTCTGCTCTCTTGCTTTATCTCTAGCTTTCTTTGCAGCTTCTCTTGCTTTCCTAGCTGCCGCCGCCTTTTCAAATATTATTTTAATATCTTTTTCATTAATGTTAAACCAATTATGTAAAGCATTTACAATAGCATTACTAAATGGTGACATATCAATAGCAACAATTCTACTTTTTGTCTGAGCGTCATATGATACACCAGGGGCAGTTAAATTAAATGCAATAAACATTCCTTCATTAATATCATCACCACTTAAATTAGTATCTTTATCTTTTAACCATTTCTTTTCTTTAAAGAATTTATTAAATTCTCTGGTTAAAATAGTTTTAATTTGAGTAATATGCGGCCCAGCATCCGTTTCACCAGTATTTACATATGAAATCATATTTAATGAATATTTAGATGTATAAGTAATAACCATATCAAGTTTATTTTTACCAGCATCAAAATTCATATTCATACGGGACCCAATGATTTCTGAATCGCCAACCGCATCATCTACTAAATCATTCAATCCATGTTTAGATGTAAAAACTTCTTCTTTATCATCTATTGTTAATTTAATAGTTAATCCTACACATAAGCAAGTTAAAATATGAAATAATTCTTTTACTTTATTTATATCAACTTCTGAATGTGTAAAAAATTCTTCTGAAGGTTGCCATCTTACATAAGTCCCATTTGGTTCTTTTGATTTACCAACAGATCTATTAACAAAAATACCTTCATTAAAGAAAATAATTTCAGTTTGTCCATCTCTCCAGGTCTCAACTTCCATTTTATGTGAAAGAAAATTTGTAAGTTTAGAACCAATTCCGTTTAATCCAAGAGCAGTTCCTTCATAAACTCCATCATCTGAAAATTTTCCAGAGGTATTTAATGTATCAAAAGAAGCCTGAAGAACAGTTTTTCCATCTTCACGCACTGAATTAACTAAAAAACCTTGAGCGTAATCTCTTACGGCATATGAATTTTCTTTTGTATCAATTTTAACTTCAATTAAATTTCCATGACCTGCTTTAAATTCGTCAATAGCATTAGAAATAATTTCTATTAAAAGCTGAGTTGAATATTCAGTAGATCCACAATAAACCCCTGGACGGAGACGTGTAAATTCACGTGGATCTAATGATTGAATACTATCTTCTGTATACAATTTATTATTCATTTATTTTACCTCTTTTTAATTCTATATTTATATTATAATATATTTTTTTAATTTTGGCAAGTTTTTTCAAAAAGGCTAATATTTATATGATTTTGTAATATAATATTAGAAAATTTTAACTTGTTTGCCTTTGCTAAAGCATCACTTAATTCATTTCCTATAATGCCTTTATGTCCTTCGACTTTAATTATATAAATTTGATTAACAAAAAAATTTATATTATAATATTCATATAAAGATTGAATAATATCTAAATTTTTAATTGTTTCGCCTTTTGCGGTTTTCCAATTATTTTTACTCCAAGTATATATCCAAGAGTTAAGAATATTAATACAATAAGCTGAGTCTGAATAAATAGTAGCTTGTTGATTTTTATATTTAGTATTTAATAATTCAAAGGATTTTAAAAATGCTTTTAATTCCATTTGATTATTAGTTACATTATTAAAATATTCACAATAGGCATCAATTAAATTATTATATTCATCAAAAATAATTATGCCATAACCGCCTTTTGAATTTTCTTTTCCATTATTAATTGCTGAACCATCAATATAAAAATATAACATTAATAACACCTTCTTTTTATTATATAATATATTATAATATAAATATATTTATTTTTCAAATAAAACAAAAAAATAGGTAATTTAATAGCTTTAGCTATTAAATTACCTATATAATAAATTATGCTTTTTTACCTTTTGTAATATTTGTTGCGGTGTGATGACCTTCATATAATAAAATATCCCCAGGTAGTAAATAATCATAACCTTTTGTATATTTTTTATCTGTTAATACTTTAAAACCAGCATTTTTAAATCCAGACCGCATATCTCCTGTATAGGATGCTCTTAAATTTTTTAAAGAATCAATATTAAGTAATTGTCCAACCGCCCTTGTGTTTGCAATAACTCCCGCAGAACAGTCAGCTTCACATGCAGTAGTAATTTTACTTGGGTCATATTTATTATTTTTTAATTGAGTCCAATATGAATTTCTCTGACCTTGATCATAACCAACTTTATTGTTTAAAGCTGCTTTTATACCTAAATCTGCAAGTTTTAATCTTACTTTTTCTTGCGGATGTCGCAATACATAGTTCCAAGGTCTATTATACCAAGCCTTTAAGCACCATTCTGAACCAGTTTGGTCACCAGCTTTCCCGCCAGATAATCTACCTCTTTCATCTCTACTGCAATTAGAAATATAGTGAGTAGATGTGCTATTGATATATTTATCATTTTGAGATTTTTTTATTGAAGTTGTATTTTTATTTTCTTTAGTTTTTGTAGTTGTTGTTTTTATAAATTTAGCAGAAACAAAACCATATTTATTATTATATTTAATATAATACCAAAGAGAACCATCACTAGCTTTTATACTATCACAAATCCCTAATTCAGTTCCTTTTGAAAGTGGGGAGAAAGAAACTGTAGAATTTTCTGTTCCCGCCCAAGTTCTAACATTTAATAAATTTGCAGTAATTTTTCCTGTTTGTTTAATAGTTGTATTCAATTTATTATCTTCTCCTTTTAATACTTGTTCAATAGGAGTTGTTATGGTTATTGTAGTTGAAGATGCTGATAACATATTTTTGTCATATAGATAATTCATATCAACATATGAATTAATTCCTTTAACACGTCCTTTTTCAGAATATTGAAAAATAACACAATCATATTTTGGTGTAGTTCTACTAAAATTTGCAGACCAAATAGGATATTTTTTTATTTGATTTATATCATAATAATTTTCATAATAATCATCATTCATATAAATAAAAAGTTTTTTACATCCAAGTTTTTCCAATGTTTTTAAATACTAAAGAGTATATCTTGTACATTTTTCTTTTGTGCATTTTTGACCATTTTTTTTCCATGTATCGTATTCAAGATCTGCCGCAATCCATGTTGTAATAGGGTCCAGGCCTGCTCTTATAAGATTATTAAAAGTTGAAACAGCATTTTCTTCTATTGTTGCCCCATCTGTATAAATAAAATGATATGTCATAATTGGAATATTATATTTCTTACATTCTTTAACATATTCAATAAATTTTTTATCTATAGTTTTTCTATACCCCTATCTAATAATAATAAACTTAATATTATCTTCTAAAACTTTTTGAAAGTCAATTTTGCCTTCATGATAAGATATATCTATTCCCTTTATTTTTGTTGTCATATTACACACCTATTATCCTTTAATTTTAGGTTTAGGAATATCATATTTAAGAGCTTGTTCGCTATCCGAAAAACCTTCTGTTGTGGGATCATTTAATGCGTTCCATATTGAAATTATTATAAGTCCAAGAACATACGGGTTTCCAAGAGCATTTAAAAGCAATTGACCTAAAGTATTCCATGTTGTAAGGTCTTGCATAGTTAATCCTGCATATGCTAAAATAGGAGTTAAAATTGCAAGAACTAATTGAGCAATAAAAATAGGATTTTTAAATCTTACTTTTAAATTCATAAAAATTCCTCCTTTATATAAAAAATAAGGAACTAATATAAAATATTAGTTCCTTAAAAGTTTTTATTTTCTCTATATATTATAGAAAATATTTTAATAAAATTAACTATATTTGACCTGAAAATCTTTAATAATTTGTTCAATAGAAACAGGGAAACAATTATGAGCATCAACTGCCACATTATAAGAACCACATGGTTCAAATTTTTCTTTAGAATGAGTATGTCCAGCAAGACAAATTGTGCGTTGTTTAAGCGGTTTTTGATAATCATCAAAATTAGTTGTACAAGTAGGAAAATGACTAAGATAAAAATGTATTTTATTATATTTTATAATAGTTGCATAACCAATTACTTCTACTACATTATGACATTTTGACATAGCTTCTTTTCGGTTATTAGTACAATGATTCCCCCAAATTAAATGAATTTTACCAGGAAGTTGATTAAAGAGACTAATTCCTGCAGATAAATCTCCAAGAAAAATATCACCAAGAAGATATAAATCATCTTCAGGTTTTATTATTGAATTAAAATTTTTAATAATAGTTTTATTCATTTCAAAAATATTATTGAACCCTCGAGGTTTATATATAAAATCTTTATTGTGATTAAAATGTAAATCAGATGAAAACCAGATTTGATTTGCCATATAATCACCTCCTTATTGAAAATTTTAACTTTATATTATATATTAAAATTATTTAAATAATTTAATCATTTTTAATTGTAACACAAGTTTTATAAATTATTTTATTTTCTTCACTATTATAATGAAAAATATAATCAAATCCTTCATCAAGAGATGGTTCAATAAACTGAGCGGCCATGCGGCGGATAACGCTTCGAGGCACGTATGAACGCGTTCCTTTCCGCAATTCATTTCTTTCAAGGCAAGTATTTAAGTTTTCATCAATCCAAATTAAATTTGCATTTTTATAACCATGCACATGAGATAAAAGCCACTGTCTTGCTTTTGGTGTTAAAGAAGTTTGGTCAACAAAAACATCTTTTTTAGTAATCAAAGCTTCGTTAATTCTTTTCCAAAGTTCTGTATAAACTTCATTTTCATGTGAAAAGTATTCTTCTTCAGGTTTTACAAGAGCAAATCTAATTTCATCTCTTGAAATAATCACAGGAGTTTCCTTAGTTTTAATTTTGGTTTTAAGAAAAGTGCTTTTTCCAGAGCCAGGAAGCCCACACATTAAGTATAAATCACCCATTAAATAAGTCCCTCCTGTTTTAATTCTCCTCTAAAAATTCTATAAGGTTTTTTTCTATTTCCATTTTCATCAAAATTATTATATTTTAACTCAGTTTTAAAATCTTCATAATTATAATCACTATACATTGAACGAACTTCTGCATGATTCCATGTTTTTCCACAATGGATACAATACATTTTTTTTAAATGACCAGGTTCCCTATACTGACCAATTTTTCTACTAATTGGCACGCCTTCTTTTCCACAGTTACAACAAAACATTCTTGATATAGTAAAATTATTATGTTTTTTCCCCATTTTTGATACACTTCCTTTCTTTTTTCTTTATCCTTTATATATATTATAACAAAAAATAATAAAAAAAACAAGGTGGTAATTTTTTACCACCTTGTAAAATTTTACTGATGAAATTTAAGTAGAAAGGTTGGAGATACACACTTAAAAGAACGGACTCCATCAAGAGAACGAAAAACAATACCTTCTCGAATATCTCCATCAATTATTGAAGTTTGACTATCAACATATTTCCGTAATTCTTCAATAGTATCGGGAAGTATATAACTTTTATTTACTATAGGAACACAAGGAATTCCATATAAATGTTCAAGAAGTTTTACCATTTCAACAGTGTTCCATCGTCCATCTTTTGAAGTTATAAAATTAAAAGCCATAAAGTTATGAGTCTTCATATGATAATCTCGTTTTTGGATTCCTGCTCCATAGGTTTCTCCCTGAATAGTAATCCAGTTACAATCTTTAAACTGATTATCTAAAAGAGTTTTCATTTTATTATAAATATCATACTTTTCTGCCATTTCAATATAAACATTAGTATCGTAATAGCAAGCTTTATTAGGTTTATCAAAAACTACATTACGAGAACAAATGTAAAACTCATCTTTTTTAAAGCCTTTCCCGCGTTTTAAAGTAAAAGTGGTACTAGTGCCATCAATTTTTTCAGTTGCAATCCATTTAGATTTATCTGAAAAAAGATAAGGTAAATTTTCAATTCTTTCTTCATCAGTTTTTTTAACCCATGCGGGCCAGGTTTTTTTATCTTTTTTCTTTCCAAAGAAAAAGAATAATATTTTTTTACCCCAAGTTCGTTTCATTAACCAGCGGAAAGGCTGTTTAGAAAATAATTTTCCATGACGCTGTGCCATTTTCTTATACTTATCTGCGGAATTGGCTTTTCTTTTATTATCTTCTGCAACAGCGTAAGTTACATTAAGTTTTTTAGTAAGAAAACGGGATTCATTTTTAGCATTATGTTCTGCTCCATTGGGTTCATGAATAGAATACCCATAGTTATGTTTTTCTATTGTCCATCCAAAATTTGCGGCAGACATAAGAAGTCCTTGACTCAATGACTTACACATCTTTTGAGTTTTAATTTTATATTTCTTTTTAGCAAGAAATTCCATATTAGTAAATGGTTCTACTTCAGGTAATTTAGAATCAATCTCAAAATAAATAGCAGGATCACCAGGTTTAAATTCTCCTTTGCCTACTACAACTGTCCAACCACCAATATGAGCAAGTTCAACTCGATCATATCCTTTAATGGGAGTTACTTCATCAATAATAACCACATATGCAAGTTCTCTTTCATTATTTTTATTTAACATACTTGTATCTCCTTAATATATTCTTTTAAGTATTCAAGCATTTTATCTTCTTCTGGAAAGAAAAGATCAATTCCTTTTTCTTGCATTAACCAGCCAAAAAAATTTGAACAAAATTGACCAAATCTCCAATCTGGTACTTTTTTATGAATTTCTTTTAGTTCATTATAAAAATTATCTAATCTATTAATATCTCTCATTTCTTATCTACCTCCTTGTATTTTTCCTTTTTTAAATATTTTTATTTATCTTTCTTATAAAATTATAACAAAATTTTTAAAAATTATCAAAGAAATTTTAGAATGGCCAGAAAAGGATAATAATAATAAATAATTTTTTATAAAATATAGTAAGAAAATATTAAAATAAAAATTAATTTATAAAAATGGAAGGAGTTTAATATAATGTTTAAAGTGAGTAAGAAAGGGGATATTAAATTAACCCGTGGTGACTCCGCCTATTTAACTATTGATATATTAGATTCAACTAATAATTCTTATATATTAGATCCAGAGCATGATGATATTAGGGTTCAAGTGCGTTGGAAATATAATGATGATGAAGAAGAAGCTTTTTTATTTGAAGGTGATATTGTCGATAATGGTAATGGAACTGCTACATGGCATATAAAACCTGAGAATACAAATGAAGCAGATGCTTCTATTGATTATTATTATGATATAGAAATTAAAATTGATGAAGATATATATACAATAATTTCTGCAAAATTTAATTTATTAGATGAAGTTACTCTTCCAAAAAAGAATGAATAGGATGGTGGTTAATTTTGTCAAAAGAATTAAAAGCAACAATTCATTCAATTAAATCTATTACTGGAAAAATTACTAATAATTATTCATTACCTGTAGGAAAAATTTCAAATACTATATTACATGGTTAGTCTGCATATGATTTGGCGGTAGAAAATGGTTTTGAAGGTACTGAAGAGGAGTGGCTTGCTAGTCTAAAAGGAGACCCTGGAGATAAAGGAGAAAAGGGTGAAGATGGACGTAGTATCATTAACGTAGTTTTAAGTGAGACTACAAATAATATAGATACTTATATTATTTATTTTAGTGATGGTTCAATTTCAACTTTTTAGGTTATAAATGGGATAGATGGAAAACAAGGAGATAAAGGCGATAAAGGAGACACAGGAAAAGGTATTTCTTCTATTATAAAAACATTTTCTGCAAATGGAATAGATACTTATACTATTACTTATACTGATAATACTACTTCTACTTATACAATTACAAACGGTAAAGATGGATAGAAAGGTGAAAAAGGATAGGATGGATTATCTGTTTTAGTAGAAGTTCTTGTAAATACTGATTCTGAATACATATTAAAATTTACAAATGGTATTTCTACTTTTACAACTCCAAACCTTCGAGCGAATATAGGTCCAGAAGATGATATAGATATACAAAATTTATTGACTGATTATGGATATCCTGCACCAATTGCGGATATAGATGGTAATATAATAATAGATAATGATAATAATATTATTTTAGGATGAAAAAGGAGGAAAATATAATGTCTGAATTAAGTACTAAAGGTCTTATTGAATTAGACGTTTTAGAAGAACTTCAGGAAAATGATCATATTTTAGTTGAATCAGATGGAATGATGAAGCGTATTAGTGGTTCTATGGTCAGTGGAGGCAGTGGCGTTTGTGTTATTGATTTATCAAAATATGAAGATAAAATAGCTGGTCAATAGATTGAGGTTGAACCATTTCCAGATCAAGGAGGTAGTATTGCATGACTATGGTAATAAATAATGATACAAAAAATACATTAAATGGTAAATATATTGTAAGTACAGAATTATATAATAAAATATTAAAGGCAATGGATGATGGACAAGTTATTGTTTTCCATGGAAAATTAACAAATTATGAAAGTTTTCAATATGCAATAGCAACTCCTTTTGTGTTACAGCTATCATCATCAGAAATACCTGTTCCTTCCATCTGGCTCGCAATGCAATATTTCACTATTGGTATTTCAGATGATGGAAACGAACCTTTTAGAATAACTTCTGTTAGATTTGTGATTACGTCAGACCCTACGGAAGAAGCAGAATTATATGAACCACAAAATTTTGACATATTAGGTGCATCATTGTCTGGAGGAGGAGGAGAGAAATAAAAATGGCGGAAGAAAATAAAAAATTTTTAACTATCTCCCATTTAAAACAATTACTATCTTCTCTTAAACAACGATTTACTGCAATTGAAAATCAGTTAGAACGAAAGTCTAATATATCTGATTTAGCTACGGTCGCAACTTCTGGTAGTTATAATGATTTGACAAATAAACCATCTATTCCGACAGTTCCTGCTAATGTTTCAGCTTTTAATAATGATACTGGGTATTTAACCAGTCATCAAAGTTTAAATGGATATGCTACTGAAAACTGGGTAGAAAATCAAGGATATTTAACGGAACATCAAGATGTTTCTGGAAAAGCTAATACTGCGGATTTAGCAACAGTAGCTACAAGTGGAAGCTACAATGATTTGACAAATAAACCTGTGATTCCAACTAAAACAAGTGACTTAACTAATGACAACGGTTTTGTCACGCAGGAAGGCGTCAAAGAACAGATAATTTCCAATGATTATATAGAAGAAAAAGTTCCTTACTTATATCGTGAGACTCCGTATTCTGTGGCAAGTGTTGAAGAAAAGATTGTTGGTGGAAGTGTTGTTTGGAATCAGCTATATGACCCATCAAGAGTGAGTGCTGCCACCAAATATGGTATCACATCTACACCGCAATCTGATGGAAGTATATTGGTCAGTGGGACTGCGGATGGTACAAATGATATATTTTTTCCTGTCACAAAAAAAATGTCCTTCGGAGACCATGTAGTGTTTTTAGCAGGAACACCAAATGGTGGTAGCCTTGATACATATTCTATGTATATACGCAGCAACTTGCATTCTGCAGAAATTGGCAATGGCGTTGTTTTTAAACAAGTCACTCAAGACGAAGTGACTTACATCAGAGTTAAAAAGACAACTCCGACACTTAGTAATATAATATTCAAGCCTATTCTCACCGACCTTACAACAATGTTTGGCTCTCATATAGCCGACTACATCTACTCTCTCGAACAATCATCCGCTGGAGCAGGAGTAGCCAAGCTGAAGGAATGGGGATTCTTTACAGAGGATTATTATGAGTACTGCGAACCAACTTTGAAGAGTGTGGAAGGGCTTGTGAGTAAGAAGACTGTTGGGTTTAACCAGTGGGATGAAGAGTGGGAAGTTGGAGATATTGACGCAAACAGTGGCGAAAATACAAATGCTACAACAAAATGGAGAAGTAAAAACTTCATTCGTATCGTTCCTTCTACGGAATACTTTGCATATTCTCCAACGGCATCCAACAAGACAATACGGGCAAGATTCTATAGTGCTGATAAAACTTATATCGGATATACTGTAATAAGAGGTGCAACATATACAGATTCGACATTCGTTACACCTAACAATGCGTATTATATGCGTTTTGCTCCTAACAATTCAGGTGTGCCAAACTACGACATCTGCATCAATTTCTCCGACTCCGCAAAGAACGGCACATACAAGCCGTATGATGGTCAAACCTATCCCCTCGACTCCAGTCTGACACTGAGAGGTATTCCGAAGTTAGACAGCAGTAATAATCTGTACTATGACGGCGATACTTATGAGAGTGATGGAACTGTTAGCAGGAGATTCACGGAACGTGCTTATCAGAGCGGTGACGAATCTTTAGAGGACGCAATTACAGACGGTGCAACAACCATGGTCAAACTTGCTACCCCTACCACCGAAACCGCTCTCCCCTACCACAATCCGCAGATTGTAGGGAATACAGAGGAGTGGGTAACTACAGGTATTGTCCCTGTGGGGCATAACACGAAATATTATGAAGGAACAATGAATCTGATTAACAGTAAAGCAGATAAATCAACGACATACACCAAGACAGAGGTGGATACGGCACTGTCTGCAAAGGCAGGAACATCTGTAGCAACCACATCTGCAAATGGTTTAATGTCTTCAACTGATAAGAGCAGACTCGATGATTTGTATGCAGATTACAGTTCCGCAATGACTGCATTGGGGGTGAATTGATATGAGTAGCACTACACCTTTAACTGATGCGATTAATGCATTAACTACTTATGCTAATGAGGTTACTGGGAAAAGTGATGCGACCTTATCCGATGCAGTTGGAAGTTTAGTTGATGGGTATGGTGGTGGAAATTGGACAAGACCCTCTGAATGGATGCCATATGTAAACGGTTGGGATGATGAAGATTTTGAAGGTATTTATTTTGTTTATGATACTATAG